ACGATTCTTTTGCTTGGTTTCATATTTCCTACCGAGAAGGTCGTAATCGTAAGCAAGTCTTACGAATGATAAAGAAAGGCGGAAAATCTACCTATATACCTTACAAACGCAAATAGAACCGAGTAACCCTCGGTTTTTTTATTCAAACTTATTATGAGAAGGCGTCTATTTTTTGACATAGAAACATCGTTTAATATTGGTATATTTTGGAGAAGTGGCTACAATCTTACAATACAACCTGATGACATTATAAAAGAACGTGCTATAATTTGCGTGAGTTGGAAGTGGGAAGGGAAAGATGAGGTTCATAATTTAACTTGGGATAAAAACCAATGCGATAAAAAACTTTTAAAAGATTTTGTTAAAATATTAAATCAAGCAGATGAAATAGTAGCGCATAATGGAGATAGATTCGATATAAAATGGCTGCGTACAAGATGCTTAAAACATAAGATTGATATGTTTCCTCAATACCAATCTATAGATACGCTTAAACACGCTAAAAGTCAGTTTAATTTCAATTCAAACAAGTTAGATTATATTGCTAAATTTCTTGGAGTTGGTGCGAAGCTGAAGCACGAAGGTATGGATATGTGGAAAGCTATCATTTTTAATAAAGATGCTGATGCATTAAAACGAATGGTAGAGTATTGTGATATGGATGTCATTGTTCTTGAAAAGGTTTACCACAAATTAGAACCATATACAAAGCAAAAAGTAAACTATGCAGTATTAAGAGGTGGAGAAAAGTTTGAATGCCCTAACTGTGGAAATCTACCACACTATAAAAGTATGTACACAACTGCCGCAGGAACTATTCAACACAGAATGCAATGCTCAGATAGAAAGATTTGCAATAAGAAGTTTACTATTAATAACAAAACTTACATTGGTTATTTACAATTTAAACTTCGTAGTAATATAAAATAGCTACCTTAGTAAAACTTTTTTCGTAAAGTCAATCTGTTTTGTTTAGGTAAGAAAGGGAGTTTGGGAACATTCTCCCTTTGTTTTTTTAAAATAATTAAAATAATTTGTTTAAAAGTATTGCAGTTATAAACAATTGTATTATATTTGTCGAAACAATAATACAAAACAGATGAAAAAACAGATTAAAGAAGCCTTAGAACTTCACGCAAAAGCAAACGAATTGCTTTACTTATGCGAAGGAATGCAGAACCGGATAGATAATATGCTACGGTACAATGCAGAGATAGCCATCCCTAACAACTTTCACGAGCATTCAGAAAATGTTATTGATACCTGCCAACGTGGATTAGGTAGATTATGGAGAAGCTACCAGATAGTGATTGATAAACTTAAAAGTCTTGATGAGATATGAAAGAGGAATTAACAAAGTACGTTGAGCAATTGGAGATTGAGCGACAAGCAAACACAGATGTTTATTCAGAAGAAACATTAAACAGATTAGATAACTTAATTAAAGAGTATCACAAACTAATATTGTCACTATGAAAACACGAAACGTATTTAAGAAAGTAACAGAGGCATTTAACCAACACGTAAAGCCTACTACATTAGAAAACGAGTTCATCCCTAACAACGGAGTAAGACACGGAGACTTAAAAAGATATTGGGATAATTACAACGCTCAATTAGTAAATAGAATCTCAGAGATAAAAAGCTATGAAAAGATTTAAGATAACATACAAGGTAAAGCTAAAGAGATGGGAGGAGCGTTACTTAATTGTAAGCGCACACACTCAGTCAGATGCTAAAGATAAATTCCAATTATGGAAAGGTTTAATAACAGATATAAGTGAGATATGAAACAGCAAAGAACAGCAATGCAAGAACTAATACATATTATGAATAATAGTGTTGGTTTAGAAAACGGATTTGAATGGAGAAGAGTAGCGAATTTATTACTTGAAAAAGAAAAAGAGCAGATGGAAAAAGTATGGGTAGCGGGTTTATATTGTGAAACTGGAGATAGGCAAGCATTCATAGATTATTATAACGAAACCTATAAATTAGAACAATGAAACAGACAGCGGTAGAATGGTTAGTTGAATATTTAAATTTAGATGAGACCTCACCTAATTATAATGAATTGATTATAAACAAAGCCAAAGAAATGGAGAAGCAACAAATTGTTAATGCTTGGTTCGGTGGATATTTAAACGGAGAAATTAAAAGCGAATTAAAAAGTGAACAATACTACAACGAAACCTTTAAATCAGAGTAAGATGCCAGATATAGCAATGTGCAAAAATGAAACTTGCAAACTAAAGAAAGATTGTTACCGATATATGGCAGAACCATCTAAATATTGGCAAACATACGCAGACATAAAGCCTAACGAAAAAGGCAAATGTGATTACTTTATCAAATACATAAAACCAAAAAAATGAATTATAACATACAATCAATTACAGACACAAAAAAATCATTTCCTAAAAATACAAGATTCGTTTTTGAAGATTTTTTAATAGCTTGTCCTTTCTCTCTGGAGTATCTTCGCCAAGTATCACGCAAACGAGAAGTAATGCAATGGCGGCAGTTAGGTATGGTTTGGTTAGCAATAGAAAATATGCACCTGAGCAAAGCAGGAAGATTCTTTGATAAAGACCATAGCACAGTTATTCACGCTTTAAAAGTAGTTAGACAAGCCAATAACGGATTTGATTATGTGCTAAAAGAAAAGATTGATAAGATAATGAACTGCATAGACTTGAGTGTGCCTTATTCAAACGATTCAAGCGAGAACGAAAAGAACTCTTTAATTTATTTAGAACGATTAATTAAAAAAAAATTAGCTGCTGAAGGTATGCTATGTGTTTAAAAGTATTATATTTGTAAACAATTAAAAACAGAATAACTATGAAAAAAGAAGAAGTGGTAGACGTTCTACCGAAAAGCGAAAGTATCTACACTAAGCTATGGAAAGCTAAACAAGAAATCGGCAAAGTTACTAAAGGTTCTAACAATCCTTTCTTTAAATCGAAATACGCTGATTTAAACGCTATTTTAGAAGCTACTGAACCAATCCTATTAAAACACGGTTTAATACTCTTACAGCCCATCTTAGACGGCAAGGTGTGCACTCAGATAATAGACATAGATAACGGAGATAAGATAGAAAGCAGTTTAGTTCTTCCAATGATTACGGACCCACAGAAATTAATTGCTTCGATTACTTATTACCGAAGAGGAAGTTTACAGACGCTTTTAAGTTTACAGGCGGTGGATGACGATGGTAACACGGCACGAGAAGCGGTAAGTAAATTATTTCCTCAAGAGCGTTTTGAATCTGGACTTGCTAAAGTATCAAACGGAGAGTTAACTACTGAACAATTTAAGAATGCTTTGAAAGGATATGAATTAACTGAGTTACAAACCAAAGCAATGTTACTTTTATAATTAGTAATCAATAAAAACAAATAAATATGTTTAACACAACAACAGCACCAATGGCGAAGAATAGTAACCAAGTGCAAGAAGGAAAAGAAGTAAACAAGGTTTACAAAACAAACAATTTGTCAATGTTCAAACAAATTGACGGAAACAGAATTCCAAATTTACAGCACATTAAGCGATTAGCTGATTCAATTCGTGTTTATGGAATGAAGTGTAACCCAATTTTAGTTAATGAACGAATGGAAGTAATAGATGGACAACATCGTTTAATGGCTGCTAAAGAAGCTGAATCATTTGTTTATTACATTATTGTAAATGGATATTCATTAAATGAAGTTCACACGTTAAATCTTAATCAAAAGAATTGGACTAAAAAAGATTTTATGGAGGGATACGCTAATATGGGAATTGAATCTTATATTAAATTACGTGAATTTTCAATAAAAAATGATGACTATGTTTTTTCAGATTGCATTGCATTATGTCAAAATACTGGAAGCGGCTCATCAAGAAGTTTAGCAATACAAATATCTTGCGGTGTAAAATTAGATGGTTCAGCACAAATATTTGAGCAGGGCACGTGGAGATGTGGAGATATTGATTTGGCTCAAGATATGGCTAACAAAATACGAATGATAAAATCTTATTATTTAGGTTATAATCGTACAAGTTTTGTTCAAACAATGATGGGGCTACTTCAAAAAGAAACATTTGATTTTAACGAGTTTATGCACAAATTAAGATTGCAACCAACAGCAATGGTAGATTGTGCTAATCGTGAGCAGTATAAAACTGTTATTGAAGATATTTACAATTACAAGAGTAGAAACAAAATTAGCCTTAGATACTGATGAAGATTAGATGTAGCGCAATAGGTAAGATAATGACTTCATCCAGAACAAAGGGAGAGGTTTTATCTGAAACTGCAAAGACTTATATTCAAGATTACTTTAAAGAAAAGGAATTAGGAATAGCTAAAGAGTTTTGGAGTAGATATACAGATAAAGGTTTACAGATGGAAGATGAGGCAATAGAGTTTGCAGGTCAAGTCTTAGGGTGGGAGTTTGTAGTTAAAAACACGGAACGATATAATAACGAATGGCTAACAGGAGAACCCGATGTAATTACAAAGGAATTACTTGCAGACATTAAATGCTCTTGGGATGGCTCTACGTTTCCATTATTCGATACTGAGTTAAAGAATAAGGACTACTTTTATCAACTGCAAGGTTATATGATGCTTACAGGAATGGATAAAGCTGAATTAGTTTACTGTTTAATGAATACACCCCATCAAATTGTAGAAGATGAGGTACGCAGAGCGCATTGGAAAGCAGGATTAATAGATGAGGATTTAGACTTGCGTGAAGCGGTACAGAGCCAACACACATTCGACCATATTCCTAACAACCTACGAATTAAAAGATTCATCGTAGAAAGAGACGAACAAGCTATCGAACAGATTAAAGAGAAAGTAGAACTTTGTAGAAACTACTACGAACAATTAAAAAGTATAATTTAAAAACAAAAGTAAAAATGAGTTACGACAACACGAACACGGCAGTTATTTTTAAGAATAACAAGAAAGAAAACGAGAAGCATCCTGACTACCGCGGGACTATAAACGTAGACGGAAGAGAATTAGAAATTAGCCTATGGATTAAGGATGGGAAAGCAGGTAAGTTCTTTTCAGGTAAGATTCAAGAACCATTTAAAAAGATGGAAAATACTTCAGACAAGATTAGAAACGAAAGTTCTGGATTGCCTTTTTAGTCACAATTTTTATTATATTTGTGACATAGTTACGCTTCGACATTATAGTAACTGAACAGAATTATTACCCGATTATTTGAAAGCGAGGTCGAAGCCGCAAGTAAAATGGTCGGGTTTTTTATTTAAAGGTTACTCGTTATCCTAAAACGTTTATTAAATTATGGCAAATGTCAAATTATTATTTGGTGGTTCTGAACAATCAGAAACACAATCAATCTCAGTAGAATGCTTTTGTAATATGTATGGAGAAATAACCATTCGCATTGATAAAGGTCAAGATTTTCCAATTTCATTAATTTCATTAGATAGGGAAACTGCTATTAAATTTTCTCGTGAATTGCGTAAACAAATCTCTTTAATTGATTGATATGAGCGGATGGATTAAAATACACAGAAAGATTTTAGATTGGGAATGGTATAACGATTCAAATACTTTTAGGTTGTTTATGCATTTAATTTTAAAAGCAAATCATAAATCTAAAAAATATAGAGGAGTTAATATTGATGTAGGTTGTTTAATGACAGGTAGGGAATTATTATCTAATGAAACTGGCTTATCAGTGCAACAAGTAAGAACGTGTTTAGAGCGTTTGAAATCAACCAACGAAATAACCATCAAATCAACGAAGCAAGGTACTATAATTCAAGTACTTAACTACCAAAAGTATCAGGTGTCAACCAACGATTTAACCGCAAATCAACCACAGAATAACCAGCAAGTAACCATTAACAAGAATGTAAAGAATGAAAAAGAAGTATTATTGGATGAATGGATTACGTATAGAAGGACAATTAAGAAGGTTTTAAGCGAAGCATCTATAAACAAACTTTTAAAAGAAATAGAATCCTATTCAATAGAAAAATGTAGGTTTGTTATTGATGCATCTATATCAAATGGATGGCAAGGTTTATTTTGGGATAAATATATAGAACCTAAACAACAAGCTAAATCTGAAGAGCAAATTAGATACGAACACGTTTTAAAACAAATGGAACTAAACAAATGATACTATCAACAGGACATAGCACAAAATACTTAAACGACTATAAGAGCGGTAAGATATCTCAAGGTTTGGGTATAGGATGCGTATTAGATGACTACATTAGATTTAAACGTAAGCAGCTAAATATAGTTTTAGGACACGATAATGTAGGTAAATCCTATTGGATGGAATGGTACTTTCTTGCATTGGCTACTAACCACGATTTGAAAACAGTTGTTTGGATGGGTGAGAACTCAAGCGGTCAAGTGATGCGTGATTTAATACAAATGTATTCAGGCAAACATTTTAAGGATTTAACTTATGATGAGATACGCAAACACGAATCATTTATTGAATACTATTTTAAATTCTTAAGCAATGAAAAACTATACAAGCCAAAAGAAGTTTTAGATATCATTGGTTCTACAGATGCAGATATAGGATTTATTGACCCATTTACAGGATTAGATAGAGGTATGCAGCATTCAGATAATTATGAATTTTTAAATACTACAAGACAATTCTGTAATCAATCTGGAAAGACTTTATATGTATCAACACATCCTAATTCAGAAAGTGGTAGAAGTGGTATGTTATACGGAGATGACTTCCCTGAATGGAAAGGGCATTTAAAACCACCACTTAAAGCACATATAGAAGGCGGTAAACCTTTCTTAAATCGATGTGACGATATGTTAATTATTCACAGGTTAGTTAAACATCCTACAATGAAATATTCTACAATGATAGACATAGAAAAAATTAAAGATAGAGATACAGGTGGTCAATGTACTGAGTTAGGTATGCCTTTGTTATTTGATTTTAATAGTGGTTTAGGATTTAAGATTGGTGGTATAGACCCTATTAAAAGACGAAAGAATGTAATGAATAACGAAACGCAATCTTTTTACAGAGCATTAGAACATAATAATAACTTTGACGATAAACTCCCTTTTTAATATGAATTTATTTGATGTAATACACGCTAAGACTTCCTTAAATGCGATTATAGGAAGCATAAGACTTTCTCTACACGATTTACGAGAGAAACACGAACACAGAAAAGATTTAATAGAAACCTTAGAGAAATACGAAATATGGATGAGTGAAACACGAGATACTTTAAGTGCTATGGAAGATGAGAATAAGCAGCTAATTAAAAGACTTGCTCAGTATCATACAGAGTATTTAAAATTAAAGCGAGAAAATAATGAATTTAAACAGTTGTTATGAATGAAGAACAATTATTTAATTATTTAAAAAAATATTATATATACGATTTAACAAAGTGCGAAGATAAATTTTCAAGTTATGATTGTTTTAGTAAAATTTATAGATGTGTAATTGAGTTAAAATGTAGAAATAAACACTACGATAATTTGATGTTAGAGAAAATTAAATATGATAGTTTAAACAAAATGAATTGCAAGGCTCTTTATATAAATTCAACACCAGAAGGAATATTTGTTTTCAATATAAATGATATAAAACCAAATTGGATTACTGATAATTCAATGCCTAAACAAACAGAATTTGAAAATAATAACAAGATTGAAAAGACATATACATTAATTTCTATACATAATGCCATAAAAATATGAAAGCTAAGAAATGCAAGGTATGTAAAAACGAATTCACACCGATATACACTACTGCACAAAGCACTTGTTCGTTAAGTTGTGCTATTGAACAAACTGCACAAAAGAAAACTCAAGCGTGGAAAGAGCGTAAGAAGATATTAAAAGACGAACTAACTACTGTGCAAGATTTAATGAAAGTAGCGCAGCAAGTATTTAACAAGTATATTAGGTTAAGAGATGAAGGTAATTTATGCGTGAGTTGCGGTAAAACACCTAAGAAAGGCAATGCAGGACATTTTTATTCGGCAGGTGGACACTTCAATGTAAGGTTCGATGAGCGTAATGTACACCTTCAATGTGAGTATTGCAATTCGTTTTTATCTGGCAATCTTTTACCTTACCGTGAAAATCTTTTAGTTAAGTTAGGATATGAAGAATTTGAACGTTTAAGCATTGATGCGATGAAAACACGAAAGTTTACAAGAGAAGAATTAAAAGAGATTATAGAAAAATATAAGCAAAAGATTAAAGATGAATTTTAATAGCGATTTTAGATATGATTTAGAGATAGGACAGATATATGAAAAGCAATTAAATGATTTGTTTGGTAAAAAAATTGAAGTGAAGCGAGACTTTAAATGCTTAGAAACAGGAAATATATTTGTAGAATACGAATCAAGAAACAAGAAGAGTGGATTAGCAAGTACAGAAGCTGAATATTGGTGCTATTGGTTAAGTGATGAGCATTGCATCTTTATAAAAACAGAACGATTAAAACAAATGTGTAGAAAATATATAGGTACAAACAGAGATATTCTTGGTGGAGATTTAAATACAAGCAAAGGAATTTTACTTCCAACTATTGATTTATTAAAAAGTTAATTATATTTGAACCAACAAAACAGAAAAATTATGAAAGTAGAAATCCAAAACTTTACAGGAACTCAGAAAGAGTTTGAATTAGAAATCGTCTATGCAAAAGGAGTGATAGAGATTTTCTCAGCTAAAGCCGAATACAGATATGGCTACGACTTAGCAACTGATACCCCAGAGTTTATCTTTGAAAGCATTCAAGGGGCAAAATGGAATGGAATCACAGGAATTTATTATCCTTATGTTTTCTCAGAGGAAGAATGTAACGCAATCGAAGCGCAGATGAGAGACCAAATTGATTGGGAAGAAATTATAGATGTGTTAAACAATTGGAATAATAGAGATTAACGGTCGGGCGGTTGGCGTTCGTTGCCGACTTTGGAACACGAAACTTTAACTTAAAAACAAATTTTAATATGGAAAACAACACTTTAACAAACCACGAAAACGGCAATGACGCTAACCGCTTGTTAGCGGATAGTGCCTTAGTGTGTAGTGGTTGCCTTAAAAAAGACGGAACTGTTCATAGAGATATGTATGATGGCTTATGTGCTGATTGTACTACGAAAGCATTATATGACTATGACTTTGCAAAGAAAGCCGAAAAGACAAACGAATCGCTCAAAAGGCATTACCGCTAACAGCCGCATAGGCATCCGCTTTAGTGGTGCTTATGCTTTGTTAAAAATTTAAAATATACATTATGAAAGCAATATTAGAATTTAACCTACCAGAAGACGCACACGAATACAATCTTGTAAACAAGGCAGTAGATATGAGCGTAGTTCTTCACGAGTTCGACCAATATTTAAGAGGAAGACTTAAATATGAAGACAATATAACCGACGATGCATATAATGCGTTACAGGATGCGCGTGATAAATTGTGGGAGATGGCTAAAGATGGAGGTATAGAACTATGACACCGAAAGAGAAAGCAAAAGAATTGTTTGATAAAATGTATATGGTTGATGACCCGATGGGAAACTACCCGATGTGTTTTGATACAGCTAAACAATGTGCATTAATTGCAGTAGATGAGATAATAGACACTCCAAATCCAATGCCAAATTATTGGCAAGAAGTTAAACAAGAAATAGAGAAGCTATGAAAAGCACAGAACTAAAAATCTATCACGCTACAATGTTTATTATATTTAGCGTAATACTTGTTTTACTCGTTTCTAAGGCACTTTCTACTGATAGTGATAGCAAAGTATATCCAATAGAAAGAAGTACGATTAAAACGTCTTATTTAAAGCCGTCTGATTTATCAAAAGAAAATCTATCTTTGCAGAAACAAAATTATTACGAGAGATTATGGAACGAGAAATAATATTTATATACCTTTTGATTCAAGCAT